ACTACTACACCAGCTGCACCAACCTGACCGAGAGCGGCGGCGGCAGCGATGCCCCCACCGATGACGAGTTCTACGAGCAGCTGCGCCAGAGTGAGGACAACTATTCCACTGCCGGGCCGAAAGGCGGTTACATTGCCAAGGCTAAAGCCGTGAGCAATGACATTGCCGATGTGCTGCCCAACAGCCCGACCCCCGGTGAGGTGCGCATCTATGTTCTGATGGAAGACGGCACGATTGCCGGGCAGGAAGTGAAAAATGCCGTGCTGGCTGCCTGCAACGCCGATGAAACCCGCCCACTGACCGACCATGTACTGGTGGAAGACCCCGAAACAGTGGAGTACGATATTGATGCGACCTACTATCTGAACCGCGGCGGCCCGTCTGCCGCTGATGTGCAGAGCGAGGTCAACGCCGCCGTGGATGCCTATGTGAAATGGCAGGCCGGCAAGCTGGGCCGAGACATCAACCCCAGCGAACTGACCCGCCGTATGATGGTGATCGGTGTAAAGCGCGTTGTTATCCGCAGCCCTGTCTACACAGAACTGCGCAGCGGCAATGTAGCTACCGATGCCAGCGGGCGTGTGGCGCTGGCTGACCTGACGGATACCGTACCGCAGGTTGGTAAGCTGCGTGGCCGCACCGTGACGAGCGGAGGGTATGAAGATGAGTAATACCCCCACCGCCGAGGAGTTCCTGCGGGCGCTGCCGCCCGTACTGCGCAATGACAGGCGCATGATGGCGCTGGGGCAAGTTGTGGCTGAAGAACTTTCGGACCGCATGAGCGAGATCGAGAAAGCGGCCATCTACCCCCGCATTGACGAACTGGATGAAGCGTTGCTGGACATACTGGCCTACGATTTCAAGGTGGACTGGTACGGCTATGACTATCCGCTGGAAACGAAGCGGGCACTGCTGAAATCCAGCTTCTATATCCACCGTCATCTTGGCACCAAGGGCGCCGTTGAGGCGGCCATTCAATCGGTGTACCCCAAGAGCATCGTGGAAGAATGGTTCGACTATGTGGAGGGCGGCAACCCCTATACATTCCGCATTGTGCTGGATGCATCGACCCCCGCTGTGCCGGTGAACAACACAGATCTTTTGCGGGCGGTAAACCTGTACAAAAGTCTGCGCAGCCATCTGGACGGCATCATGTTCCGCAGCACACACCACTTTGAGATCCGCACCGGCTGCGGATGGTGCGTGTACACGGCCCGCCTGTGCGGTACCTATCCGGTGCAGGCCAGAGAGGGAGCGATCTACAATTTCCCTGTAGTGGTGGAGACCGAGCACGGCGGCGAGGCGTACACCATGCCGCTGACAGGCCAGCCGACTGCCGGCACATTCCCGGCTCCTGCCGTGCAGGGCGTTATCGCCGGGGAAAATGTGGCCGTTGCCACAGCCGAAGATGGACAGACCTATACAAGCCCCATGACGGGCTATGCCACGGTGGGTACACACCCCGCTGCGGCAGTGCAGGGGTCTATCCTTGATGGCGTACTTATGACCGACACAGCCAGCGGGAGCGCGGGCTTTGAGGCTACCCCCTGCGGGCTGGAGCCGGGATCACTATTTTAGGAGGTATGACCCATGATTGACAGTGCAGGGTTTACCGACCTGCGGAACTACATCAAGCGGCGTGTCGCTTATGCCAAGTACCGTGTCGGCAATACCTACATCAAAACGGATCTGTCCGATGTGGCGGTGCTGCCCAACGGCACGGTGCGGGCACAGCTGACCATCAGTGCCGAGAGCACCCCGCTGACCGTGACCCGCGTGGAACTGTACAACTCGGACAATGCGCTGTGGGCGCATCAGGATTGCAGCATCACGGTCAACACCGGGCAGACGGGCATCTTGTACTGGTTCGACTTTACCGTGACCGAGCAAGTTGTAAAAAAGCTGCTTGCGAAGGATGCCAAGCCTACGCAGAACTATGTCGTGACCGAGCAGGAGGTGAAATGAAATGTATTATCCTACCCAGTGGAAAGACCATGTGACGAATCCGAGCAACTGCTTCAACATCACGAAAAACGAGGACGGCACCTACCAGATTACCCGCGCCGGCACTGTGATGCAGCAGGGTACGCCGCAGGATGCGGCACATTTTACCAACCAAGAGGACGGCATCTGGGAACTGTTTGCCTGCTATGGGTTGCTGCTGAACTACGCCCGCCAGATGGGCTGGGATGTGGAGCGCGGCAGCATCAACCTGACGAACACCGCCAAGCCGTACCCGTTCAACAACAGCCAGAAAACTGTTGCCTTGCAGATGCAGCGCCCCAGCCGTGACTATATCGTCATAACCGAGGCAAGCAACGTGAAAGGCAACCTCGGTCAGATCGAGGTGAGCGACCAGCTGTCCAACGGCTTTAAGGTCGCCTACACCGGCAGCGCCACTGCTGCCACCATCAACTACATTGTGATCGGAGGGTACATGAAATGATTATCGTTGAGAAAAACCCCGGCCAGAAAATCGACTACGAGGTGAACAAGACCAAGCTCACCTTTGACGATGACCTGACCCTGAACCTTGCCAAGCGCGAGGAAGACTACGCCGTACACATTGATGTGTGCTTTGACGAGGACGGGGCGCTGTGCATCGGCGCTGCTGCCGGGCGCAGCTATGTAGCCCAGATCGACATCCAGCCCCGCCAGTACAAGGAAGTGCCCACCACGGCGGCGGAGATGCCCGCCAGCGAGGCGGCAGACGATGCAGACGGTAGCCATACCCCGCAGCAGACAACCGTCAAGGAGCCGCTGCCGTTGGACATGAACACCGTGACGCTGACGCTGTGGAGCATCGAATAAGGAGGTAAACCCCTATGGCTGATAATTTTGACCTGATGGCAACCGCACTGAAAGCGGTCTGCCCGAACAATGAGATCCTGCTGGACAACGCCGGCAAGCCCAGCGTTATGGTCCGCATCCCGAAGATGACCTATGCCCAGCTGGGTATGGGCGAATCCACCGCACTGTTCCCGGCGTTCATCATCAACGGGCAGGAAGTGGACGAGATCTACATCTCCAAATATCTGAACATCGTGCAGAATGGCCGTGCGTACAGCCTGCCCGGCGTTGACCCCGCCGCAAGTATGAACTTCGACCAGGCCCGCAGCTACTGCGAGGCCAAGGGTGACGGCTGGCACTGCATGACCCGCATGGAGTGGGGTCTGCTGATGCGCATTTGCGAGATGCAGGGCTTTATCCCGCTGGGCAACAACAACTATGGCAAGCACAGTTCGGAGCAGTTCTACAAGGCCATCCCGACTTTCATCGACACGGGCGCCGGCGGCAAGACCGGGCGCACCGCTACCGGCACCGGACCGCTGACTTGGTACCACGACAACAGCCCCAGCGGTATTGCCGACCCTGTCGGCGATGTGTGGGAATGGGCCGGTGGTGTCCGCACTGTGTACGGCGAATTGCAGGTCATAGCAAACAACAACGGCGCTGATGCTGCCAACTCGCAGGGCACCAGCAGCACCAAGTGGATGGCCATCAGTGCCGATGACGGCAGCTACATCACCCCGGACGGCAGCGGCACTACGGCCAACTCCGTTAAACTGGACATCGTTAGCGGGCACATCCAGTGGTCCAAGACCATCACCAACCGGAACAAGGATTCCGACTGGCCGAGCTGCAGCTTTGCTGCTATCACCTGCGACAGCACGGTCAGTGATGCCGCCAAGCTGGTGTTGCAGTGCCTCGGTATGCTGCCGTACAAGTCCACAGACCTGTGCGCGAAAGCGGGTCACCAGTGCTGGTTCCGCAACCGCGATGCCGAGCGCGCTTTCTATTCGGGCGGCCACTGGCGCAACTCTTCCTATGGCTTGGCTTCGTTCCACGGCCTCTACCCGCGCTCGACTTCGTGGGCGGACATTGGCTTCCGCGCCGCTTTTGTAAAACTGCCCACTGCGTAACTGCGCACTGGAGACCGCGCGATAGCGCGGTCTTGGGTAGTAGAGCGATTGCGGGATAGCCGCGCACAGAGATTCCCTCAGTCCGGCCCCGAAGGGGCCGGTTTATAAAATTGATTTTTCGGATTTTGGGTATTTTCTGCGATTTTTCCGACAGAATCTACCAAAACGACCCGCCGGGCGGGAAA